GAGTAGTAGTCGTTAGTAGTTTGGTTTATTGTTTGGTCTGTGCAAAATACTTTGTCTTTGTATATTACTCCATTTCCATTTTTAACTTCTAAAATATAAAAATCGCCTTCTATTAAAGTACCAAACCCTACGTTGATGCTTAAATAATTACCATCAATTAAAGAATTAGGGGTTGTTGTTATTTTAACACCAGTACTTTCATTAGTCAAATTAGCTTCAACACCACCTATTGTGTACTGTCTTGGTATTATCTTAAAGGTCTTATTTCCGTTTGTGCCTATTAGCTTCATATTAATATATAAACAAAACTAATTTATTTTGTATTGTAAGGCATAAAAAAAGGGCTATCCGTTAAGATAACCCTAAATTTAAAACCCTAATTGTGATTATGCAGTTGGGTCGATTTGTACCGCAGATGCATCAGCAGTAATTACTGACCCAGTCACAAAGTAAGGCGGTGCAGTTTCTTGCGCTACCGCTGTGATTGTGTACCCAGTTAAATCTCCCATTGCAGCACCAGTCACAATAGTACCACCATTTACATCAGCGCCGTGTTCTAATCCCATAACGAAATAGTTTCCGTTGTAGTCCTCTATTGCGATGTGTGGTCTTGCGTGTGCAATTAGTTTAAGTTCCTCTTGTGTCGCTTTGTCTTGGAATGTAAGTGTAAGGTTAAGTGTACTCTCATAGAAAGTTGTACCATTCTCACGAGAAGAATTGATAGCAGTTTCTAAAGATGAGTTACCCTTAACATCAAACTGAAACCAATCTGGAGTTCCGCTAAATGCAGTAATCTCTCCAGAAGCTATTGTGGCATCTCCTAAAGTACCAAAGTCAGCAAAGTAAATAGTTTTAATACCACCTACTGCGCTTTTGCAAGGTACTTTTCTACCAGTTGTTAATGAACAAGCCATATTTTTATAGTTTTTTTAAATAAAAAAGGGTAGGGTAAATTGCCCCACCCCTTTCTACGTTGATTAATTAATTATTATACAGTTCTGTAAACGATGTCAGATACTTGAGCGTATTGTACGCCAGCAGTAAATCTCATCACTACACGAACATTCATCGAGCCATCGATTTCTTGCATATCTAAAACAGATATATTATTCAAATCAGAAATCAAGGAAGTTCCAAAGAAAAGATTAGACTTTTCAGCAGCAATAATTACATCGTCAGCAGCACCTCTTGCTGGAATTACTGGAATACCATCAAAGAAAAGGTTACCAAGAACTTGGTTGTTTCCTTTATTTTCGTATCCGTTTGCGCCAACTCCAGCAGCACCAAATCCGCCTAAAGCACGAGTGTAAGCACGAATTACGTTAGAAGCAGCATAGATAGCCAAATCTTCACTTCCGTAAACAGCAGTTGGGATAGCATCTACAACAGTACCTAATTCAGCAACTACGTTTGCGGCTGTTACAGCAGTACCTACGATGTCTTGTCCAGCTGGCAAATCAGTATCAGCAGCTAACAATGTAGCAAATCCGTCAAATTGTCCAGAAGTTGCAGTAGAACCACTCCAGATGTTTTTCTCTGTGCGGTCAGCTACTTTAGCAGCAACGTGAGCCAATACAAAATCAGAGAAAGAAGCTGGTAGAGTGTCATTCAATCCAAAGCCCATTTCAGCAGCTTGCCACGAACTGTGTAGGTCTTTCTTACAAAGGTCAAGGTTTACTTGAAATTCTTCTGGCTGTAAGATTTTTTCTGTTAATGTTAGTGTTCCTTGTCCAGTTTGAAAATCACAAGTAGCATCTTTTACGATATCGTCAGTAGAAGCTTTTTGAATTACAGATTTAAACTTGACGTTAGGCATAATTGTAATATTGCCTTTGTCTAATGTGTCCGCAGAAAGCAACGCTGCCGCTACGTACTTTGATGAAAATTCCCCAGAATATGAGGTTGTAATTGATAAACTCATTTTATTTTAGTTTTTAGTTATTTATTTATTTAGTTTTGAAAATACTCTATCTAATGTCCCTAATCTTCTATTAGGTGCAATTTTAAATTGTACTTTGTGTTGTTTTGCCTCTGGGTTAGCTTGAATTGGCTCGGCTGCTGGCTCGTTAAGTTCTGCTTGTACTTCTTCTGGTACTTCGCTTAACTCTACTTTTTCGTGCTTGCATAGTTCCTCTGTTACAAGGTTTCCTAACTCATCTGCGCTTAAGTCCTCTTTTGGCTCTAACATTGCTTTGATTTCCTCAATCATTGATTTAACCTCTGCAAGTTCTTCTTTAGTAGCGTAGCCCATTTCTTCTTTTTCATCTTCTTTAGCCTCAACTTCTTCAACTTCTTCAGTTGTTTCTTCTTCGGCTTCTTCGGTTTTGATTTCTGCAATCAAACCTTCTTCGGCTACTACTAAAATACGACCGTCCTCTAATTGGTATTCGCCAACTGGTACAGCTACTTTCTCGTCTTCGGTAACAATAAATACTTCGTTACCAGCTTCAAACGCATCTGCTTCTAAAACAGTTCCGTTCTCTAACGCTTGTTGTTCCAACTTAACTTCTTCGGATAAGTTTAAAACATCTTTGATTTTACTAATCATATCGTTCGTGTTCATATTAATATATAAGTGTTAAAAATTAATTTTGCATTTTTAGTTAGCATTTTCACAAGTTGTACAATCATCATAAGCAATAGATGCTGTATTTATATGTATTCCCTCTGCTTGACTTTCTTCTAAAATAGTATAACATTCATTATGATTATTTTCTAAAGTCAAATAATATGTCTTACCTACTGTTAGTTCTGTGTTGTGTATATGAACGTGATGATTATGACCATCGCCACAAGATTGAACATAATAACCATACCACACATCTAACTGTTCTCCAGTTGTACTACCAATGCCTTGCGCTCTTAAACTACCATCACAGCACTTTATAGAGTAGGTATTATCCTTGCATAAACACGCTCTGCGCCCACCCTTTGGGCTTGTTCTACTTGGTGTAAAGAATTGTTTAAATCTTCTCATTTGCCTTGTCCTCTATATAGTTTCTTATAGTTCTTACTTGACTTTAATTGACTTGTTTTGCTTTTAGCGTGTATGCCTTTACGTCTTACTCTTTTGCGTTCTATTTTAACCGCTACCTTACGCATCTAACTCTTTTAATTTTTTGTTAGCCCAACGTAGACCAGCCTTACCACCCCATAATAAATATGAAATCGTACCGCAAGCCTTTGTGTCGTTCTCATCGTAGTATTCCTCTGCTCTTGACAAATAAGAATACATCCGTTTAATAGTTTCTTTAGATATTGGTTTGCCTTGTGCTAATTGTTGCGCTCTAACCTTACCTACTTGGGTTGCACATTTGTTGTTTACCTTTTCGTTAAGTTCTAAACCTCTCTTTGCGTTGTTGCTCACACCACTTGGATAATCAGAGTAGCTTTCTAACACCATCTTCTTACCACTCTTTACGCGCTTGTCGCTTTTAATAATGGCTCGTATCTCACTCAATAAATACTCTGCTTCAGCCTCTTCAATAGCTGCTAATTCGTCTTTTATGGTTTGGTCTTTAGGTCTTTCCATTTTATCAGCAAAGTACCCCTCTATACTAAACCCTTTTACCCTACCAGTTTTTACAAACTCGTTCCAAATCTCATCGTTGTTTACTTTAACAGCACCAACCCAAGTTCCTAAAGGTAAATCCATACCATACTTTACACTCTTGTCGTGTACTTTGTCCTCTACTATCCAACTTTCAACTAATGATAATCCGTTTATTTGGTATTGGTGTTCTAATGTACTGTTGTTTTGTTTGCCTTGCATTAAGTACATTTGCGATGCTTTTAAGACAGTATCTTTTGAGAAATATATATAGTACTCATCTTCTCCGTTTCGTCTGTATATAGGCTTATTTGGAATAAGTAACGCACCCATTAAAATACGCTTTTCCTTGTCTACCTCTGCAAGTTTAAACTCTTGTGATTTAAGAGCAATAAAATCTTCTTCTATTGCTGGGTTTTCCACTACGCTAATAGCTTCTATACCTATTTCTTGTTCTTCGTCTAAAATTAGTTCTACTATCCGCATATTATTATATAATGTTTTTTATTAATTTTTGTATTTATAGTGTCGCACCCTCTACAATGTTGTTTTCTAAACTCTGTGCTGTTGTTATGTCATTTGCTACTACATACGCTTGTACTGGCTGTTGTGTCTGACTACCTACTGCCTCTGCTAATTGACTTGTTTCTGTTGCTCCTACTATGTTGAATGATGGCGGTTGTGAGGATGCGGTTGTGGTTGGCGCACCACCCCCACCTTTTCCGCTACTATCTACACTTTTTATTGCAGCTATGTTTTTTGCTGCTACTGCACCAGCTAAAGCTGCTTGTACAACTGGATATGCTGGGAAAAATGTTGTAATAGGCGATTTTTGTGCGGTTGTATATGCGTTCTGCACACCTTGTACACCACTAATTGTAGCACTTGCAATAGCCATCGCTTTTCCAATCTTACTGTCTTTGCCAGCTAATTGTGCTATTTGATTAAAGGTATTAGAAGCATCTGCGAGAGTTTGCTGTTTTCTTAACTTCTCAATATCTGCTTTTTTCTTATTTTCTTTTTCTTCTAAATAAGTTCTTAAACCAGCATAGTAAGCAAGTACCTCAAGTTTTTGTTCTTCACTTGCGTTTA